CCTCATAAAAACAATCAACAGGACACACTTCTATACAGTCCATATACTTACATTTTATACAAGCTTCAGTTACTACATATGTCATTCTATATCCACCAATTCACAAACACCTGCAGTACAGGCAAGTTGTTGTGATCCTTTCGTATTATCTTCTGTTTCAAATTCTTGTAACTTATTCCAATCAATATTTGTTGGCATAGCTTTTGCTAACTTTTTATAAGTCTTCTCATCTATATCCTGATATGGTGCTTGTTGATATGTATAATCAGAGAAGGGTAAGAAAGATATACCACTTACATGTTCAAAGTTTTCCCAACACCATGCACCTACAGAAATCCATTCTTCTTCTTTAACACTAATAGTTACAGAAGGTTTATGTTCACACCAATGTTGTGCATACTCTTTCCATATATCTAATTGTTCAAGAGCAGTTATATCTTTTCTACATACTGAACCTTCAGGAGCTTTCATAGGAAATGAAAATATAGTAGTATGTTCTGGTTTCATTACATCAGGTTCATTAGGTATACCAGATGCTTTCATAAATTCTGTTAGTGGATCTTTATTATCTCCTCTAACTGTTCTAATGTAATAAGGATTATGTCTGGCATGAATACCACTAGCACTATCAACTAATTGACTGACAGTACCTGAAGGTTTAACACAAGTGATAGCAGTTGATTGTGGTATGCCTAATTTTTTAGCAAGTTCTTTATTGGTTTCAATCGCATGATTTTTTAAATGTTTTAATGTAACACCAACACCAGAAAACGAACCATTTAATTCAGGACAATCCATAATACCTGTAAGAGATACACCAAGTAATCTTTCTTCTTCTGTATTGTTTTGCCATCTCTTTCTTAGGTAGCCAAAATTTGTAAAGGTAGATTGTATTGTACCTAAGATAGTAGCTATTCTTATTTTATTTTTTAAAGTTTTAGCAGTATCTGTAGAACGACATACAACTTCAGTTAGATTACAGAATTGATTTGGTCTAAGAATAATTTCACTACAAGGATTAGTACCAAAATCCCATGATGCATCCCTTCTACCATTCTCACTAGCTTTCTTTTGTGCAGATACTCTATTAAATATTCCACGTTCACCTGATTTACTTTCATATAAAGATAACCATTCTTTCATAAAGACACCAGCATCAGGTTTCTCTGTGTAAGCAACAGAGTTATTAGCTAATGCTCTTTGTGGATTATCATTCCACCATTCACCTTTCTTAGCAGCACGTATACGTTGGTCTGATAAATTAGATAAAGATATAAGTGCTGACCTACGAACACCACCAACTACTACAACTTCACCTGTCTTACATACAATGTCATGGCATTCCATAGAGGATAATTTTCTACCTCTTGCACCTTTAAATTTACTAATAGTAAAATCAAATAAATCTACTAAAGGTTGAGGACCACTTGCTCTACCACCAAATGTTTTTAATCTAGCACCTGCAGGTCTTACTTTTGTTATACTTACTTTTGGTATTCTACCTGTATAAAGATAAGATATTAAATCTCTAAATGCTCTTGCCCATCCTTCTTTAGAATCAGCAACAGATACAACATCATCTGTATTTTCAAACTCTTGATCAGGTATAGTAGGTAGCTTATCTGCATACTGTCTTTCAACAGAGAAACCTACACCTGTTCCATTCATAAGTATATATAACACTTCATCAAATGCTCTTGGACTATCAATAGGAATATAAGAACAATTATATCCTGCTATATTCTCTCTATCTAATGCTCCACCTGCAGTCATTAATGCTCTCATGGATGGCATCACTTGTAATGATAGTATAGCTTCTTCTATTTCATCCCATTCTTTATTTTTAATAACACCTTTATAATTTGTACTCATATGATTTTTAAAATATGATATTAATCTACCTACAGTTTCACTCCATGTCTCTCTTCTACCTTCCTCTTCTAACCATCTTGAATACCTAGACATATGTATAAATGATTGGTATTCAGTAGGTAAATAATTACTACCCATCAATGATGCCATCTATTTTTCCTTTCCATATTTTAATTCTAATATTAATTCTGCATAATGAATTACTTTTTCTATATCTTTTTTACCTTCACCCTTTGTCTTATGTCTAGTAATGTATTTTACCACATTTCCTTCTAGAAAGTCAAGATTATTTTTAACAATATAATCTATTGGTTGTATTGCACAATTTTTATAATGATCTCCACCTATTTGTTTATTAGTAGCGTTATCATATTCATACTTATACGTACCTTTTATTAATCTTTCTTCAGCACTTCTTCTTGCCATATACTCATCATACCTCTCATTTTTTATCGAAGACTCTTTTAATTTTTTGTCTGACATATCCTATCTCCTTTGAGTTAATTACTTTATATGCAAAGCTTCTTGTATATTCAGGACTAAGACCTGCATTATAACATACATCCTCAAAATCATCACACGTTACACCTACACTACAGAAAAACCATGCACGTGCTCGTTCTCTCTCAATACTTGTTTGAGGAGTCTCAACTTTACTCTTTGTTTTAGTAGCATCTAACAATGCTTGTAGTATAACAGATAAAAATAAAACTCTTTCTGGTCGTTCTTCATTCTTAGAAGATACATCCAACGTTATACTGAAATAGTCTTGTTCCATCTATCATTTTTCTTTTGGACTTATCTCATCTTGGAATGTATTTTGCAACATATAAATAGCTTCTTCATTTTCAGCAGCTTTTTTTACTTGCTTAATAAATTCATCAATAACTTGGGGATGTTCTCCTATACCCACAGGATGTTCCAAGTATATACGTGCAGTAGAAATAGCTTTATCTCTTTGAGATTCAAACTCAGATAATGCTGATTCATACATTGACTTTTTTACTGACATCTTTTACCTCCTTTCCTAAATATTTTACTTTGGTTATAGTTCCTAAAGGTCCTTTACAAGTAAATTTCCTTGCTTTACCTTGAACACTATGAATATAAAATCCATCTCTAGTTGTTCGTGCTATGTGACCTAAATTTCCCTTATTATAACCATTTTTTCTTGCCCATTCTCCTAAACAATCAACAACCATTCGTTTACCATCAAGATACAATTCTGCTTTACCTTTATACTTATGATGTTTTTTTCCTGCTGTACCTTTATTATGCTTCATTAAATGTTCATAGTTTTTTCGTCTAAACTCAGGATCTTCAAAACTTTCAATAGGTCTATAAAATTTTCCACCTACATACGAATTATAAAATGCTTGTTCATCTGTACCTTCTATCACAGCAGTAAGTACATTCCATTTCATTTGATAGTATGCTTCATAGTATCGTAGACTTCTTTTGTTTTTATACTCTGCTATAACTTCAAATGTAAAATGTTTCTTACCTATCTTTTCTATATCTTCATTTAAATATTTAGATGATCCTGTATATATCTCCCATTTATGTTTTCTTTTTTTCTTACCCATAGAAAAATATTGTTTACAACCTACGTATGCTTTACCTGATTTCGTATTGGTTATGATATAAACAAACCCAAATTTCTCTAGGTTAGCTTCAAAAGGTTTTCCAGTATCATACCTAACCCAATGGTTTACCATGTTGTAACTTCCTCTACATCAGGTGTCCTATTAACTTGCGTAAGAAACCTGTAACCTTTTGCATACTGAAATACACGTAACCCTTTACCTTCATTCGCATCACTCCAACAAGTACGCTTATGTGGACAATAGATGCAACCAATAGCAAGCTTACGATTACCACTAGCTCCATCAGGCACATCAGGATAACACTTATCAGGTGGATTGTCTTGCTCCATAACTCCTTTAAGATATTCAACTCTTTCTTTAGCATTTATCATTTCCATTGAATGTACATGAGTTAAACATATCTCTCCATTCTGTTTATTTATAACAAGGAATGCTCCTGCATCTACATTATTACCTTCAGCATAAGCTGATATTTGTGCTATATATCCAAAGGGATCATCAGCATGAAGATTTCCTTTAGCAAACTTCTCAAAGCTTTTACCTGATGCACTCTTACAATCAACTAATACACCATCAATCATACAATCTTGGTGTCCTTTAAT